GTGCGGCCGGTCGCCGAAACCGTGGCCGATGCCATCACCTACCGAGGGCAGTTCGGCGATCGTGAGTTGATGTTGATCTGGCCGGACTTCCTGGCTTTCAGCACCGCCACGAGTACCACGACGGCAGCGTATGCCACTGCACGCGCGCTCGGCCTGCGCGCGAAGATCGACACCGAGCAGGGCTGGCACAAGAGCCTTTCCAACGTGCCCGTGGCGGGCGTCACCGGCATCTCCAAGGATGTGCATTGGGATCTGCAGGATCCGGCCACCGATGCGGGTCTGCTCAACGAGGGCGACATCACCACGTTGATCAACTTCAACGGGCAACGCTTCTGGGGGTCACGCACGTGCGCGGAGGACAACATGTTCGCCTTCGAGACGGCCACGCGCACCGCGCAGGTGCTGGCCGACACTATCGCCGAGGGCGTGGCGTTCTACGTCGACAAGCCGATGCATCCCTCGATTGTCAAAGACGTCATCGAGACGATCAACGCCAAGTTCCGCGACCTGAAGGCGTCCGGCTACCTGATCGATGCCACCGCCTGGTTCGACGGCACCGTCAACAGCGCTACCACGCTCGCCGATGGCGCGCTGCGCATCGATTACGACTATACGCCGGTGCCGCCGCTGGAGAACCTGCAGCTGTACCAGAAGATCACCACCAGCTACCTGGCCGACTTTGCCGAACGCGTCAACGCGTAACGCACCCGCCTTAGATTCCCGGAGAACCCCATGGCTTTGCCCAAGAAACTCAAAGCGCTCAACCTGTTCAATGACGGTGAGAGCTACCTCGGCCAGGTGGTCGAAGTGAAGCTGCCCACGCTGTCCCGCAAGATGGAGGAATATCGCGGCGGCGGTATGAATGGCCCGGTCGACATCGACTTCGGCCAGGAGAGGATCGAGCTCGAATGGAAGTGCGGCGGCATGATGCGCAGCGTGCTGAATCAGTACGGGGCCACCAGGCACAACGCCGTGCAGCTGCGCTTTGCCGGCGCCTACCAGCGCGACGACAGCGGCGCGGTGGATGCCGTCGAATTTGTGGTGCGCGGCCGTCACAAAGAGATCGATCCCGGTACCGGTAAGTCCGGCGACGACACCGAGTTCGCCGTCAAGACCTCCGCCAGCTATTACAAGCTGATGATCAATGGCTCCACCGTGATCGAGATCGATCTGATGAACATGATCGAGATCGTCAACGGCGTGGATCTGCTTGCACCTCACCGCCGCGCCATCGGCGCCTGACCCTTTCGGCCTGGCGCCGCCAGGCCTCAGCCCTGAGACCTTCCGATGACCCCGACCTTTTCCCCAGCCATTCCCCTCGACCAGCCGATCGTGCGCGGCGAGCAGACCATCGCCGACCTCAAGGTGCGCAAGCCCGGCGCCGGCGAACTGCGCGGCCTCAAGCTCACCGACGTGCTGCAGCTGGACGTCACTGCGCTGGCGACGCTGCTGCCGCGCATCTCTTCGCCCACGCTGACCATCGCAGACGTCAATGCAATGGATCCGGCCGACCTGCTGGCGGTGGGCCAGGAGGTGCAGGTTTTTTTCTTGCCGAAGGCACAGAGGGAAGCGGATTTCCCGACTGCGTAGAGGATGCGATGGCCGATGTCGCGGCCATCTTCCACTGGCCGCCGTCCGAAATGGACGGCTGGTCGCTGCACGAACTCACGGCGTGGCGCGAGCGTGCCCGCCTGCGAAGCGGAACCGAATGATGCCTCACCCGAACCACGAGGCCGCTTAAATGGCGGCCTCCGACAATCTGCGCCTGCAGGTCATCCTGGCCGCCGTCGACCGCGCCACCGGCCCGTTCCGGCGCGTGTTGAACGGCAGCCGCGGCGTTGCCACCGCGCTGCGCAACCAGCGTGACGCGCTGCGTCAGCTCAACAGTCAGCAACGCGACATCGGCGCCTATCGTGAGCAGGTGGCGCAGGCACAGCGCGCCAAGGCCGCGCTCGATGCGCAGCGGCAATCGGTACGCACGCTTGCCCAGCAGATCAAGGCCACCGGCACGCCCACCGCAGCCATGAATGCCGAGTTTGAGCGCGCCGTGCGTACCGCACGCGAACTCAAGAACGCACACGGTGCTCAGGAGGCCGGCCTGCAGCGCCTGCGTGGTCGCCTCGAAACGGCCGGAATCAGCACCCGCGAGTTGGTCACGCACGAGCGCCGTTTACGCGGCGAGATCGACAGCACCAACGCAGCCATGCGCGCCCAGCAGCAGCGCCTGGTGGCGATCGATGCTGCCCAGCGCCGCACCGCCCGCATCCAGAGCGCCGGCCTGCAGGCGAGTGCCTACGGCGCCGGCATGGCCTTCGCCGGCCAGCGCGCACTGGGTGCCTCGGTACTACCGATCAGCGATGCGATGGAGTTCGAGTCGGCCATGGCTGACGTGCGCAAGGTGGTGGACTTCAAGACGCCGCAGCAGTTCCTGCAGATGGGCCGCGATGTCGAGAACCTCTCCATGCGCCTGCCGATGCTGCCGGCGGACATTGCCAAGATCGTCGCGGCTGCCGGCCAGGCGGCGATCCCGCGCCAGGAGCTGGTCCGCTTCGCCGAGGACGCGGCCAAGATGGGCGTGGCCTTCGATAGCAGTGCCGAGGAAGCCGGCCAGACCATGGCCACCTGGCGCACCGCTTTCCGGATGGGCCAGGAAGAGGTCGTCGTGTTGGCCGACAAGATCAACTACCTCGGCAACACCGGCCCGGCCAGCGTCAACAAGATCAGCGCGGTGGTGAACCGCATTGGCGCCCTGGGCGAGGTGGCCGGCCTGCAGAGCGGGCCACTGGCGGCGCTGGGCGCCACTGTCGCCGGCATGGGCATCGAGTCGGAAGTCTCGGCCACCGGCATCAAGAACATGCTGCTCACCCTGGCCTCGGGCGAGTCGGCCACCAAGAGCCAGCGCGAGGCCTTCGACAAGCTGGGCATCAAGGCCACCGCCATGGCCGAGGTCATGCAGAAGGACGCAGGCGGGGCGATCATGTCGGTGCTGCAGAAGCTGCGCGCACTGCCTAAGGCCGAGCAGGCCGCGACCATGACGCAGCTGTTCGGCCGCGAGTCGATCGGCGCCATCGCACCGCTGCTGACCAATCTGGAGCTGCTGCAGGGCAACTTTGCCAAGGTCGCCGATGCGCAGCGCTATGGCGGCTCGATGTCGGCAGAGTACGCCTCGCGGGTGGCCACCTCGGCCAACTCGCTGCAGCTGCTGAAGAACACTGCCGTGGTGGTGTCGCAATCGATCGGCCAGGCGCTGCTGCCGCAGTTCAAGGCACTGACCGAGCGCACGGCTGCGGTGGTCGGCCAGGTCACGACGTGGATCCGCGCCAATCCGGTGCTGGTTGGTGCGATCGCCAAGACGGCGATCGCCGGCGCCGCGCTGGTCACTATCCTGGGCGGCCTGCTGGTGGCCGGCGGCGTGGCCGCAATGGCGTTCTCGCAGATCCACGGCGCTGTGGCCCTGCTGTCGGGTGGTGGCGGCTTTGGTGCGCTGGTGCGCCAGGGGCTGGCGTTCGGCGGCCGCGTGCTGCCCATGCTCGCCAATGGCGCGCGCCTGCTGCTGCCGCTGCTCGGTGGGGTCAGCCTGCCGGTGCTGGCGATCGGCGCGGCCGTCGCTGCGGTGGCGCTGCTGGTGTGGAAGTACTGGGGGCCGATCAAGGCGTTCGCCATCGGGGTGTGGCAAGGCATCGTCGATGTCGCCGCGCCGGTGCTGGCCGAGCTGAAAGCCGCACTGGCGCCGCTGGGGCCGGTGTGGGACACCGTCGCCGCCGCGATGGGCCAGGCCTGGACGTGGGTCAAGCAGCTGCTGACGCCGTTCGAGGCCACCACCGCGCAGTTGCACGGTGCAACTCAGGCCGGTCGCGGGTTCGGGCAGATCCTGGGCGCGGTGCTGGTCACCCAGCTGCAGCTGGCGGTCAAGGCGATCGGCTGGCTGGTGCAGGCGTTTGTGTTCGTGCTGCCGGTGATCAAGCAGATCCTCGGCGGCGTGTGGCAGACCGTCCAAGGCACGTGGTCGCTGATCGTAGGCGTGTTCACCGGTAACGGTGATCGCATCCGCCAGGGGCTGCTGCAGCTGTGGGCCGGCATCAACCTGCAGCTGGCCAACTGGCCGGCCCGGATGCTGCAGGCCGGCGCGGACATGATCAGCGGGCTGCTTCAGCCGTTTGCGTCCGTGCTGCCGGTCATCAAGCAGATCCTCGGCGGTGTGTGGCAAAACGTCCAGGGCACGTGGTCGCTGATCGTAGGCGTGTTCACCGGCAACGGCGACCGCATCCGCCAAGGACTGCTGCAGCTGTGGGCCGGTATCAATCAGCAGCTGGCCAACTGGCCTGCCAGGATGCTGCAGACCGGCGCGGACATGATCAGCGGCTTGCTCCAGCCATTCCCGTCCGTGCTGCCGGTGATCAAGCAGCTCCTCGGCGGCGTGTGGCAAACCGTCCAGGGCACCTGGTCGCTGATCGTGGGCGTGTTCACCGGCAACGGCGACCGCATCCGCCAAGGCCTACTGCAGCTGTGGGCCGGCATCAACCTGCAGTTGGCCAACTGGCCGGCCAGGATGCTGCAGGCCGGCGCGGACATGATCAGCGGCTTGCTCCAGCCATTCCCATCCGTGCTGCCGGTGATCAAGCAGATCCTCGGCGGCGTGTGGCAAACCGTCCAGGGCACTTGGTCGCTGATCGTGGGCGTGTTCACCGGCAACGGCGACCGCATCCGCCGAGGGCTGCTGCAGCTGTGGGCCGGCATCAACCTGCAGTTGGCCAACTGGCCGGCCAGGATGCTGCAGGCCGGTGCGGACATGATCAGTGGCCTTGTGCAGGGCATCCGCTCCAAGCTCGGCGCGGCCAGTAATGCGATCGCCAGCGTTGGCACCGGCGTGGTCGACCGCTTCAAGGGTTTGCTGGGCATCCACAGTCCCTCGCGCGTGTTTGCCCAGCTGGGCGGCTTCACCATGCAAGGCCTCACCGTGGGCCTGCAGCGCGGCCAGGGCGCGCCTGTGCAGGCCGTCATGGCACTTGGCAACCGGCTGCGGGCGGTGGGCGCCGGCCTAGCCTTGGCGACGGCCACAGCGCCCGTGGCGGCGATCGACAGCCGGGCACCGCTGTCGGCCCCCGCCCGCGCGCCCAGCGCCGCCAGCGCACCTACAGGCGGCAACAGCTACGTCATCCACGTCCACGCCGCACCCGGTATGGATGCGACTGCACTGGCGCGCGAAGTCGCTCGTCAGCTCGAAGAACGCGAACGGCGAACGGCGGCGACCCGCCGCTCCAGCCTGCGCGACGACTGAGGATCCACTCCCGATGATGATGTCCTACGGCACGTTTGTATTTGCCCTCAATAGCGCCGCATACCTGCAATTGCAGCGGCAAATGAGTTGGCGCCACCCCACAAGCGAGCGCGTCGGCGCGCGCGCGGCCAGCCAGTTCCTGGGTCCTGGCGATGACACCGTCGAACTCTCAGGCCTGATCGCGCCCGAACTCACCGGCACACGCGCTTCACTGGACACGCTGCGCGAGCTGGCTGCAGATGGCGAGCCGTTGCCGCTGGTGGATGGTGCCGGCGTGGTCTACGGGCCGTACCTGCTCCTGTCAGTCAACGAGACCGCATCGCTGTTTTTTGAAGACGGAACCCCGCGCCGGATCGAATTCCAGCTCAGCTTGCGCCGCGCCGACGACATCGCGCAGGAGACAACCGCATGAGCTACCCGATTCCGCAGTGGCGCGTGGTGCTCGATGGTATCGATCTCACCGAGCGTATCTCACCACGCCTGCTCGATCTCACCTTGACCGAATGCCGTGGCGGCGAAGCCGATCAGCTGGATCTACGCATCCATGACCACGACGGCAAGATGGCGCTGCCCAAGCGTGGCGTCAGCTTGGCCGTGTCGCTCGGATGGAAAGCCACAGGCCTGGTCGGCAAAGGCATCTTTACCGTAGACGAAGTGGAACACAGCGGCGCGCCGGACATCATCACCGTGCGCGCGCGTAGCGCGGATCTGACTGCAGACATGCGCACACGCCGCGAGCGCAGCTGGCACAACACCACGCTCGGCGCAGTGCTCAACACGCTTGCCGGCGAGCATGGACTGACGCCGCGCGTCGCCGAGGCACTGGCGCATACCAAGATGCCGCACCTTGACCAGACCAACGAGAGCGACATGAACTTGCTCACGCGGCTGGGACAACGGTTCGATGCGGTCGCGACGGTCAAAGCCGGGTCGCTTCTGTTTGCACCGATCGGTGCCGGCACGACGGCGAGCGGCAAGCCGCTCCCGACTGTCGGCTTGACACGGCGCGATGGTGATCAGCATCGCTACTCGGTGGCAGACCGTGATGCCTACACCGGCGTGCGCGCTTACTGGGTGGACAAAGGCAAGGCGCGGCGGCAGTCGGTGCTCGTGGGTACCGATGACAACGCCAAGCGCCTGCGCGAGTCGTATGCAAGTGAGGCGACGGCACGCCAGCACGCGCATGCGGAGCTGGAGCGGGTGAAGCGCGGCTTGGCGAAGTTTGACTACACGCTAGCAATCGGGCGGGCAGATCTATTCCCAGAGCAGACCCTCACGGTAAGCGGTTTCAAGCCAGAGATTGATAGGCAACGCTGGCTGATTGCAAAGACCACCCACGCCATCAACGGCTCAAGCGGATTCACGACCGCTCTCGAATTGGAAGCTACCAATTAAGCGCGCGCATCGCGCTGCATGACTGACAGCATAGACCCGTGCGTGAGAAGCCAACAGCTAGCCATTAATTAGCACGCGGCATAGTCCCAGCTCACCTTCCGTCAATGCGACGCCCTTGCCATATGTCTGAAAGCCTGAGTCCTAAAACTGATGCCGGTGCAATGTTAGGCCTTTGCATTTTGATAATAAAATTCCGGTAAGACATAGCGCTAGCCGCCGTAGCTTGCACAGTCAGTGAGTATCGCCAATCTGTAGGCATCCATGCACTACTGCTTGAATGTGTGCTCATTCTAGGTGGCGCACGCCTCTCATATCGGCGCATCCCCTACAGCATCCGTGGGGATTTTCTGATAGCTGGTCATATGCGGACGGTGTAGTTTGCATCGTGGATGTCAGGTCATCTCGCGCTGCCAGGATGGCGGCGACTGGATTGCAAGGAGCTACGCGCCGACACCTTGAAAAGCCGCCGGAAGCCGGCGGCTTTTTTATCAATTTCTTTACTGCTGCCCGACCACCAGCAGCAAAGAAGTCGAGCCGAGTTGACCGGTCAACACTAGATGCATCATCGGTGCAGCTGCAACAGTCAACTTTCTCAGAGTTCTGAATCCTCGGGTGCCTCGACTTCGACTACTGGTTCAACAGAGACAGATCCCGTGGTGCTCCTTCGGAGGGCGGTTGCGGAAACCAGTCGCTGCTCACCTTCCTCAGTGAGAACCCAATAGACCTTCCTGTCAGAAACCGCCCTTCGCTTCTTTCCTGCTGCCATATAGCCTAAAGCACGCAATTGAATTATTATTTGATCCATCACCACATGAGGAATAACTAACTGAGAAATTTTTTCCAAGCCCGATTCTGTGATCTGGGTTTGCGCAGCATGATAAAGACAAAGCCTAATACGTTCTTTTAACTGTTCCTGATCACACTCAGCCATCAAGCTAGGACCCACATAAGAAAGAATCCTGTCCCAAGTGACACTAACGACTTCAGTCTCTGGGTCAGCATCGATATTTAAAACAATGGTAGCAGCGTATAAATCCTGCCCACCTTGCAATTCATTCTCCGGAAATACGCTAACGGATTTCATCTCAGACTTTCTAGCCAACTCAGCTTCTAGTTGAGATATTTTTAGATTTGCATTAGCCAATTCAATCCTGATCGAATCATCGACTGCATATCTCCCCGGCACCCAACCTTCTGCCTCGTGGATCTTACGAAGATAGGCGAGCCCTCTAGACACCTGCCCCCCCAATTCCTCCGGAGATGACCAATATTTGCAGTGATGATTTAATTCCACCTTCGCGCGGAACTCGGCTAATTTCTTTCGCCCCTCATCAGAAGTCTCAGTCCTACCAGCCTCTATCTTGGATGGATCTTTATGCAAAAAGGCCATTAAAGGCTTGCCAATTTTAACGGCATAAGCGTATTCCTTTTCCGTAAACCCCAACCCCTCCTCATCCACTGAACCATAGCGCCCCCCAACCACCAAGCAGTAGTAGTCGGAGTCGTCTATCACCCGCTTAATCAACTCCCATGCCCCTGCATTTGTTGCAGGAAACATTTCCATACCTGCAGGAATGCAGTCCAGCTCGAGCAATGCCTGAATTATTTCAGCTCGCTCACTTCGCAGATCAGAAAAGGTTGATGAAATAAAAACCTGATGCCTTCTTTCCATTTAAAGCCCCTCCACGTTGTTTGAGACATTTCCTTATCACATCTCGAGAGCACATCTTTACAGCAATCGTTTCAGCTCTTCAATACTAAACAAAAAATCTCAGATTGGACTCAGTACCCACATTGCTTTAACCGATTACGATTACAGGCCCTCCCACTCAGCTTTTCAAGGATTGCCGGAACCTGCCGATAACGCACTCTTTTGCGAGGACCAGCTGTCCTATCTGCAACTCGATCAAGGTTTCTTTTTTTTGCGGCTGCCCATGCTGATCTGCATGTTTCTCTGGTCAATCGGTGCGCTGGTCGAAATCACAGAACCAATTTCGCTATTGTTGAACGACACGACCGAGCTGGTCCCCGTCTTTGAAGTCGAGGCATCTGGCGACAAACCCAATGCAACAAGCACTGCGTCTCGAGCAGCCGGCGACGCATCTTTGAACGCAGACAGCAGACGTCTATCGGCGAGTTCCAACTGCGCCCGGTGTCCAGACAGCACGTACATGACATCAACTCCACGATCCAGTGCTGCGAGTAGGTAGGCTCCGCCGGGCAGATTGATGTCTTTCTCGAAGTTCAGTTGCGCGTAGCGCGTGAGGCCGAGTTGCACAGCCATCTCGTCCTGCGTTAGGCCAAGTCGCTTGCGCTCTTCCTTCAGGCGTTTCCCTACGGTCATTACAGGCATTTCCTTACTTGACAATGTTGAGTTAAGTCCACAAAATTCCCAAAAGTAGACGGAACCGCCACATGCCCCGGAAGAGTCAAATGCAGCAGTTCACGCCCCGCAGCCCGGAACAGGCGCGGCAGTGGCTCAAAGCAAATGGCATCACGGTCTCGGCATTCGCCAGGCAGAACGGCGTGGATCGGTCGATCGTGCATGACCTGCTCCGTGGCCGTTCTCAAGGCAAATATGGCGAGTCTCACAAGGCGGCGATCGCCCTAGGCCTCAAGGCACCACCCAATAGTGCCACAGAAATCCCAACCGCTAAGAGCTCAAGGGGGTGAGCATGTTTGGCCGGAAAAAAATCGTGTTTCGCTGCGAAGCGTGCAGTGCACGTCTCATCAAGCGCACCAGCGTCCTCGCACACAAGTTCCTCCGGCATGACTCCTACGTGTGCGAGAACCCGATGTGCGGTGCGACCTACACAGGCCATTCGGAGTTGACTGGGATTGCCAGCCCCAGCGGTGTGCCCACCTCACACAGCGAGCTTCCACCAACACCGGCGTATCAGCGCGCCCAAGCGCTGCAGGCCTACCGCGAATCGCTAGGCGACCGCCAGCTGGATTTGCTTCCCGTCGGCGGCGAGCAGTTCTTCCCTCACCTCTGAGGCATCCCTAATGCAAAAGACCATTGATTGGGCGGCATTGCCGCCCACGGCGAAGCTTTGCCTGGAAGTTGCGCTCATCCACGGCGGCTTGGTGAAAACCGAGCGCGGCTACATAGGCCGCACTGCCGCGCCGGACACAGATCAGCGCTTCGGAGCAGTTCCGGTTGCCGCGCTTATGCGCGAAGGCCTTGCTACCTCTGACGCCTTCGACGAGCGCCTTGTCGCGCTGACCGACGCCGCGGCGGCTTTGTTTCATCTCCAAAGGGTAAGCACCGAGGTCGGTTCGTGAGACACGCCAATAGCTGGTTCACCGCACAGGAGCCGCGATTCGTTGATGCGGCCAGCAATGTCCCGCAGCGCATAGCGCCGCACGCCAAGCACGAAGAAGCACGACTGCTCGCTGCTGCCGTTGACGCGCACCGCCGTGCCGGCGGCGCTTACGTCGTGATCGACAACGCCACAGCTCCGCTCGCGCCTCGGCGCTCGCTCGGCGTCTAAGGAAGTTCGATGCAAGAGGATCTGCGGCAACAGGTGCTGTCCCGGCTGGAACGGGATTACGGACTCAAGCACCGTAGTGGTACCGAGTACATGCGCGGCGGCAAGTGCCCGTCGTGCGGCAAGAAAGAGCTTTACACCAACCATCTCAAGCCTTGGGTGGTGAAGTGCGGCCGCCAATCCAAGTGCGGGCGCGAGCTGCACGTCAAGGATCTGTACGACGACCTGTTCGACGACTGGTCCAAGCGCTTCCAGCCAACGGCATCGGCCCCCAACGCTGCGGCCGATGCGTACCTGCAGTTCTCGCGTGGCTTTGACCTGGCGCCGCTGAAGGGCCTCTACACCCAGGACAGCCACTACGATCGCAAGATCAGCGCGGGCACCGCGACTGTGCGCTTTGCGCTGGTCAAGGGCGGCTGGTGGGAGCGCCTGATTGATCGTCCGCATCGCTTCGGCAAGCAGAAGGCGCGCTTTGCGCCAGGCCAGAGCTATGCAGGGGTGTGGTGGGCGGCGCCTGCATCGCTGACAGCCATGCAGACCGCGCGCGAGGTGTGGATCGTCGAGGGCATCTTCGATGCGATCGCGCTCCTGCAGCACGGCCTGTGTGCAGTGTCGGCCATGTCATCCAACGCATTTCCGGAAGAATCGCTGCGCGAGTTGGCCAAGGCACGCATGGCCGATCTTCCAACGCTCGTGTGGGCACTGGACAACGAGCCGGGCGCCCGTGCGTACACGCACAAGCACATCAAACGCGCAGCGGCGCTAGGCTTTGACTCGCGGGCGGCGCAGATCCTCCAGCACGACGGCAAGAAGACCGACTGGAACGACCTGCATCTGCGCGCGATCGCGTCCGACGATCCCAAGCAATGGGACAACGACGTCAAAGAAGCCCGCTACCAAGGCGACCTGCTCGTGGCCCGCACGGCGGTGGACAAAGGCCTGTTGATGTTCGAGCACGACGGCCGCAACGACTTCTGGCTGGAGTATCGCTCCCGCCTGTACTGGTTCGATTTCGACACGCAGCGCTTCGACAAGCTGCGCAAGGAGAAGCTGGGCGACATCGATGCCGATGACGGCGACGAGGTTGCAGCCGAGGATCTGAAGAAGATCAAGCGCGCCGCTTGCTCTGTCCAGAAGATCGCCAACTGCTACCCGGAGGCGTTGTATTTCCAGCGGCAGGAGGTCACGGATGAAAGCTGGTACTACTTCCGCGTCGATTTCCCGCACGACGAGCCCAGCGTAAAGGGCACCTTTACCGGTGGTCATGTCTCCAGCGCGTCCGAGTTCAAGAAGCGCCTTATCTCGCTGGCGGCCGGCGCCATGTTCACCGGTACCGGCCACCAGTTGGACCGCCTGATCGAGGAGCAGACCGAGGCCATCAAGAAGGTCGACGCGATCGACTTCGTGGGCTACAGCAAAGAGCACCGCGCTTACCTGCTCGGCGACCTGGCGGTACGCGACGGTGAGCTGGTAACGGCCAACGAAGAGGACTATTTCGAGTTCGACAAGCTGCGCTTGAAGACCACGCAGAAGTCCATCCGGTTGGAGATCCAACGCGATGCCGAGGCGTTCCGCGTGGATTGGTTGCCGTGGCTCTGGCAGTGCTTCGGCACGCACGGCATGGTCGCCATGACGTTCTGGTTTGGCTCGTTGTTCGCCGAGCAGATCCGCGCCGGGCACAAGAGCTTTCCGTTCCTTGAAGCCACTGGTGAGGCCGGTGCCGGCAAGACCACGCTGCTGACGTTCCTGTGGAAGCTGCTAGGCCGCTCGGACTACGAGGGCTTCGACCCGGCCAAGTCGTCCAAGGCTGGCCGTGCGCGCGCCATGGGCCAGGTGTCCGGCATGCCCGTCGTCCTGCTGGAGGCCGACCGCAGTGAGCCTGACAAAGCGCACTCCAAGACGTTCGAGTGGGATGAGCTGAAAGACTTCTTCGGCGGCGGCACCCTGGCAATCCGTGGCGTGCGCAACGGCGGTAACGAGACCTACGAGCCGCCGTTTCGCGGCACGATCGTGATCACCCAGAACGCTGCGGTAGACGCCAGCGAGGCGATCCTCACGCGCATCGTGAAGCTGCACTTCAAACGGCCGCAGGTCACCACCGAAAGCCGCATCGCGGCCGACAACCTCAACGCGCTGCAGGTCGAAGAAGTCAGCCACTTCCTTGTGCGTGCCATCCGCCAGGAACGCGCCATCCTCGATCTGTTCGCCGAGCGCGTAAAGGTCTTCGAGGCCAAGCTGCGCGCGCAGCAGGATCTGCGCCTGGAACGCGTCATCAAGAACCACGCGCAGATGCTGGCGCTGTTCGACTGCCTGCGCCTGGTCATCACCATCCCTGACGACATGGTCGAGCAGACACGGCTCGCGCTGTTGGAAATGGCCCTGGAACGGCAGAAGGCGATTAGTGCGGACCACGCGATGGTCAACGAGTTCTGGGAGGTCTACGAATACCTCGAAGCCACCGGACACGGAAAAGCTGTGGTCAACCACAGCCGCGACGCGCAGCGCATCGCGATCAACCTCAATCACTTCGCTGCGCGGGCCGCGCAGTTCAGTCAGTCCGTGCCCGATCTAAAGGTGCTACGTGCGCTGCTCGGCGACTCGCGCCGGCACAAGTTCATAGGCGCGAACGTGGCGGTCAACAGCGCCGTCCTCAAGGACGATCTGACCGGCGTCGGCACCACCGTGAAGTGCTGGGTGTTCGCCAAATGAGCGCACTCGCACATGTGGGAAATTTTGAGAAATTTTCGTTGACATCTGCCCAGGAGCGGAGCAACCATTACTCCGTCGCCGCACAATCGGCGACCGGGTTTGACAGCCTGAATCAACGGCGCACCAGCGCCCATCGACCGATGCACGGCGCTTTTTTTTCGCTCGCTGTGCAGTCGCGGGCGTTTGCCAGCCAGTTCTATGGCGGGCGGTGTGCGGAGGCCTTCGGGCCTGCCGGTTCCGTTGACCGGTCTGTCAACCGCGCACCGTCCGCCACCTCGTTTGACAGCGTCGTGGCGGACTCCAACTACAACGGAGCCTGCACCATGACCTACGACGCTCAAGAAGCGCCGGCCAATGCCGCGCGTCAGATCGCCCATTACTTCGGCCTGATCGCCGACACCCTCGACTGGAATCACACCGCCTGGCTCGCCCTGCAGGCGAAGCTGCAGGCCATGGGCAAGGCGCCCGAAGCACTGACGCTGGCCGATGTCGAGGCCGCCATTTCCAGCACCAATGCCGACCTGGCAGAGGTGCGCCAGTGAGCCGCCGCGACCTGCATAAAGCGCTGCGCGTCGCCCCCGGCGTCTACCTGCTCCTGCAGATCCGGGCGACCGACGTCCTGGCCGAACTGTACGCCGACAACCTGCATGACCGCCCACCGGTCATGTTCGCCTGCAGCGCGATCGAAAAGGCTTCCGAGTTGTTCCTGGTCGATGACGGCACTGGCCTGGCCATTGGCTCGTTGCACGTTGTGATGCCGGAAGCCGAGGCCACCGCGCTGCAGGAATGGGTGATCGATCGCATGCCCGCATTGGAGGTGGCCTGATGGACGCTGCTGACCCGAGCGTACAGCTGCCGGCGGACGCCGATTTCTCGATCAACGAAGAGGAGCAATACCGCCTCTGGCGCGCGTATCACGCGGCCGCGTTGCTCGCGGCACTGACCAATGATGTCGCGATCGAGGCAGGCATCAATCACGACGGACCGGCAGCAGTGGCCGAGTACATCCGCCAGGAACTACTTGATGTGCTCAACGGCGCGCAGCGTCTGCGTGAGCCTGATCCCAGCATCCCGCCATCCGGCGCCGACCTGATCTAACCCCGCAACAGCGGGCCGGCGGGCGGTGCTGTCACACCGCCCCAAGGCCCTCCACCAACGCAACTCAGGAGAGTCGATATGCAACAGCACACTGGAACACGTCCAGCCACGGCAGCACGTCCGTTGGTTTTGAGCACCGGACCTGGCGCGGAGGCTAGCACGCCGGCCGTCGTTGCCTACGATCGCGGCATGGGCGACTGCTCGGCGACCATCACCATGCACGTCACGCATGGTGCGGTTGTGGTCACTGCCACCCTGGACATGGGACCACTTCGCCAGGAGCGTCAGTCCTGGGAGCGGCGTCGCGGCACAGGCACCGGCTGGAAACTCATCGACGGCCCCCGCCTGTGGACAACGGCGGAAGACCGGATCAGCACAGAGTTGGCCGAGTTCATGGACGGCCTGGACTTCCCCTTCGACCTGGCCAACATGCTGCCGCGCCGACCGACTGCCGCTGCCGCCGCTGCTGTGGCCCAGGCCGCGCAGGAGGTGGCGCATGGTTGAGTTGCTCGCTTTGGCGATGATCCTGGCGCCAGCCGCCGGCGGCGCGCTGGTCTACAAGCTGTGGGCCTCGCGCCGTCCACGCCTCACGCAGACCGGCCTGGCTGTTGGACAGGTGCCGCAGCGCCTGCGTCGCCGCACCCGCATGGCTGTGCGGCGGGAGGCTGCTCATGGCTGAGTCCGTCATCCTTCTAGGCCCGCAGGGCAGCTGCAAATCGCTCAACGCCGAGGTGCTGTGTCAGCAACTCGGCCTGCAGGATGTCATCGAACTGGACGATTTGTTGTTCACGTTCCGAGCTGATCGGCTGGAACCTTTCGGGCAGCTGATCCTGACCTGCAACGAACAGCAGGCGCAAACGTGGTCGGTACGCTGGGGCTTGCGTCTCATGCGTGTCGCAGAAGCACGCGCCCAGCTCGGCGCCGCATGGAGGACGCAGCCATGAACCTGCAGCGCACGATCGAAATTGCCCGCGCTGCCGCGCGTATGGGAGAGCCTGGCACCCTGTCGACCGGGGAGGCGCTGACCGCCGCTCTGGTGCTGAATCGTGCCGATTGGCTGGCCGAGATGGACTACACCATTGCCCAGGCGCTCGACCGGATCGACTCCGACACCGTGCAGCATCTCCGGGACGCCGAGCGCGTGCTGCGCCTGGAGGTACCGTGACGCAACGTCAGGTCGACCACGATAGTCCTCTCCCGCCCTGCAAGAACGTCCACCTGGCTCGCCATATGCTCGATGCCCGCCGCCCCGAGGCGGGCGGCGGGCACTTCATCGAGTGCGTGTGTGGGCGCACGCAGAAGCATCCCAGCTACGAGCTGGCCATGATCGAATGGCGCCGAGCGCATCGGATCCGCGCACCACGCCAGCCACGTCACTGCGCCCCAAACGTCGTGCAGCTCGGCCTGCGCTTCACTGGCACGCGCCAGCGATGATCGAGGGCGCGAATATGGAAGGGTTTCGCAGGGCTTGCGAGGCGCGCCACTGGCTTCGGCAGGGCTACATGGATGCGGCCAAGGTGCGGGAGCTCCGGCTCCGCATCGCCGCCCAGCGCGGCTACGCCGCGGCTGACTTGCTCGTGGAGGAAATGCGCGAGCAATGGCGGCGCAGGCGCGAGTGGATCGGGGGACAAGGCGCGTGAGCAGTCCGGTGATTACGTTCGAGGATCTGCGTCGCCTCTGCTCGCCGGCCGGTCCTGCTCCCCGCGCATCCACGGTAGTGCGCTGGGCACGCGAGCAGGGAATTCTCTACAGGTACGACGGAAGGGGCGGAATCTGGACAACCCTGGACGCGCTGAACGCTGCAGTGGGGCTGGCCCAGAACACCGCTGAGCCACACAACAAGGAGCTGATCTGATGGGACGCGGCAGGAAGCGCAAGTTCAACCCGGATATCCCCAGGCACATAGACCAGGACGCCCTCCCAAAGGGCGTCTACTGGGCAGATGGGCGCTGGTACATCATCGAACCGCATCCCGAGGGCGGTCCAACGAGGAAGCGCACCATTGCCTACGCGGATGCGCGGCTTTCCGACCTCCACGCGGCCAGGGAGGAATCCCGTGGTGCCGGCATGGTTGGTTCCCTGCAGTACCTGGCCAACGCGTTCAAGCTCTCCACCGAGTACCGCGACCTGTCTCGCAGCACCCGCGATGACTATGATCGCCATGCCGAGGTGGCCTGCGGATACCTGCTGAAGGACGGCAGTCTGTTCGGGAGCCTGCAGGTGGATCGTCTGTCCGTCCCCCTGGTGCAGCGCCTGGTAGAAGCGCTCGCCAAGGGGCGGGAAGCAGGCGCTGTGCAACCCGCGTTGCTTGCCCGTCCGTCCACGGCCAATCACACGCTGCGGTATCTGCACCGGCTGTTTGCCTGGGGTATACGCATCGGCCATTGCAAGACCAATCCGGCCAGCGGAGTGCGCGGCGCGAAAGAGCGTGCGGATGCAAAGATGCCGGATCCGCAATCGTTCACGGCGGTGCTTGAGTTCGCCAAGTCACGCGCCGCGTTACCGCTGCACGCGAAGGGATCAGTCCCGCCCTACATGCCGGCGGTGATGGTCCTGGCCTACAACGCACGTCTGCGCGGTGTCGAGGTGACCGACCTGACAGACGCGGACGCCCTGCAGCAGGGAGTTCGCTGTACGCGCCGCAAGGGTTCCCGCGACAACATCACAGCCTGGAACGACGATCTGCGATGGGCATGGATCTGGCTGCGGGACTACCGTGCTCAACGGATCCATGCGCACAAACGACCGGTCCCCCTGCGGCCCGAGCAGCGCGGCCTGCTGGTCACCCAGACCGGCACACGCTTGGCACGATCGACATTGAAGACGGCCTGGCAGCGCTTGATCACGGCTGCGATCGAGGCCGGCGTGATCAAGGAAGAAGCGCGCTTCACGCTGCATGGCCTCAAGCATCGCGGCATCACCGACACACGCGGTACGCGGGCGCACAAGCAGGACGCAGCAGGCCACGCCACCCCGCAGATGACACACCGTTACGATCACGAGTTGCAGGTGATTGCGCCGCCGGCGTTGCCTACCGACGAGGCGTTGGCATTCGCTGACCTGGTCAAGCCATCGGAAGCGTGA